CTGTGAAGTTGGTGTCAACCTCGGTATGGGTGAGCGGGCTGCCCTTGCTCGATCTAGTCGTGACAGTCATTACGGCTCAAAGACTTGGCGGAATGTTGCTTGTATCGTAGCTCGGTTCAGGTAAGGGATCGACTTAGTCCACTGCTCACAAACAAATTTTGAGCTGCTGCCTTCTCCAGGCGGTGTGAAATCGAAGCTTGCGTTATCAGCAGCCCGTGCATCCAAGAACGTTTCGATGGTGTCGGAATCAGTCTCAGACACCTCAAACGTAAGGTTAAAACTTTTGGGGTTTTGGTTTAAACCAAACGTAAGACGTTGCTCATAGCCATCACCAAACTGCACCTTTCGCGTGACAGGGGCGCTGCTTTTTTGCACGCCATAGGTCGGTGTAATTGAGGGGAAATTAGCCATTAGCGGGTCAACAAGCCTCCAGGTCGTTTTTGCTTGATTAGCTCAGCTTGAACAGCAGCACCAATTGCTTTGCCAAGTTGCGAAGCGTTTGGACCGTCACCCTCAACAGAAGAGCCAGAAGCATCAACGTTCACAGTCACACTAGCGCCACCGCCCATTGCGTGATTCGGAACTACCGTTCCGCTGCTGTTGGGCACAAACAACTCAGGGCCACGTTCACCAACGATGTGAGGACGCCCAGCTCTTGCAGGGCCTCCATCTGCAAGCCCAGGAATAAGACCGAGAATACCGCCACCACCCAAGCTTTGAAAATTGCCGATAATTTTCTGCTTAAGAATCATCATGGCAAGCTGTTTTAGCAAGCCACTAAATGATTCAGCAAGGCTCTTAGAACCATCAATCGCGCTTGTGATTGCACCAACTACGTTGTTTTGAATAGTTTGAGCTATCTCTTTTTGTTTTTGTGCCAGGTCTTCAGCGTTTTTCTTCTGATCCTCTTCTAGCTTTAACCGGTCTTCGTTGGCTTTATTAATGGCGATAGTTGCGTCCTGCTGTTCATGCAATGCAAACGTTGCTTCTAACTCCGCACGAAGCTGATCCTTGCTGAAGCCCCGAGTATTTTCGATTATGTCTGCAATTTGAATCTGACGCTCAAACTGTTTCCGCTCTTCGTCCGTTAATGCTGCGGCAAGTAACGTTTGCTGCCCTAACGAGCGAACACGTTCAGCAGATGCTGCTGCAATTTCTTTAGCGATTTCTTCTGGTGTCTTGCCTGTGCGAACCTTGGATTTTTTTTGCGGTTCAAATTTACTGGTATCACCTGCATTCAAAACCATGGTTTCAAAATTAGATGGCAAAGTTGAAGTTTTTGCATCTAGAGTTTTCAAGGCTCGTTGCAAGCTTGCAACAAAAAGTTCTTGAACATCCTTGCCAGTTACTTTGGCAGCGTTTGCCGCTTGTAGTCTTAATCTTTCACGAAATTCTTTGCCCCCAAGAGGCTCAAATAGTTCATCAATACCTCTTGATGGGATCCTGCCTCTTCCAATTATTTCTCTTGCAGCAACATCTACTGGCTCAGTATTTAATGAAACAATATCGTTAATTGCACCAAGAGCCCCACCCAAGTTTCCGCCGACTCCTCTAAACAACGGTCCAAGACTTTCAATAAGATCAGCCAGCTCTCTAAAAGATGCCGCCATCTCTGGAACTATGTCTTGAGTCAATGCAACCTGTACGTCTTCTGCTGCATTCTGAAAATCTTTAATCGCTGCAGCGGGACCTAACAGGGCCTCCTTAAGTTGTCCGGCCCCCTCACGCTCAACACGGCCAAGTGCAGCAATAACAATTTCACTTGTAATTTTACCTTCTTCGCCAAACTTTTTAAGGGCACCAACGGTTGAGCCCATTTCAGTTGCGATTGCCTGGGCAATCAATGGAGCCTGCTCAAGAATCGAGTTAAGTTCCTGTCCTCTTAACACGCCACTACCAAGGGCCTGACTCAACTGCAGGAACGCGCCAGCAGATTCAGACGCAGTTGCACCCGCAAGAATCGTCGCGGTATTGAAACCAGCAAATGCAGTTTCAATCGTTTGCATTGACAAACCCATCGGCCGCAAACGTGCAATCAAACGAGAAAGTTGAGTGTTGGCTTCTGTTTGACTTAAGTTAAATTTATCGGACGCTCTTTGTGCTGCCTCTTGCGCTTGAGTTGTTTCGCCAAACCTTTGAGTAAGCAGCCTCAGGCGACGCTCAGACTCATCTCTTTGGATTCCAGCTTGCAAAGCCCGTTGACCAGCCCGAGCAATCCCAAAGCCAACCGCAAGTCGTCTTAAAGATGCCCCGAGCCCATTGTTTGAGGATTTGGCTTGGTCTGCCGCACCGTTAGCTGATCTTAATTTTGTTTCATATTTTTGAATTTCAGCGCCGAGCCTGTTGTATAAAGAACCATTGAACTTAACAACAACTTGCAAGTCACGCAGTGCTTTAATTTGCGAACGCATTGCCTGCTCGCTATTTCTTACCTTGGCCGACAAAACTCCTTGAACTTGAGAAAGTTTTGGTAAACTTTTTTGCTGCGCCTGAATACTTATTCTTACTTTGTTTGAAGCAGCAGTAACTCTTTTAAGTACATCCTCTGTCTTCTTAAAAGATTCATTTGTCTTATTGGCTTCCTTCCTGACTTGCCGCAACGCATTGACAGGCTGAGCGGCCTTAACAAGAAGCTCAACTGTCGATGATACGGTCACGGCAAGCCCTCCAGCCTCCTCATACTACCGCCGACTCGTTTTTGCGCGATCTATTGCCTGCTTTTCTCGTTCGGCCTTAAGTTCGTAATACGCAGCAAAATGCACCAGCTCCGCATCGGTCAATTCCGTGCGAAGCCTGCTTATCGTCATTCCTAATTCGCAGGCCAGAAAAAACTCAAAGTTGAGCCAGTTGTCCTGCTTTAGTCGTTTTTTGCGTCTTCAAGGCTGACCTCCTCGCTGAGGCCAAACAGGAACAGCTCAATTTCGTTTAGGACAGTCTCAGGCAGTTCACGCTGAAGCTTTGGCGCATCAGCAGAGGCAAAAGCCTTTGTACCGTCCTCAAGCTCTGCCATCTGGCAAAGCATGTGCGTTGAAAGGTCTAGCGCCTCTTCACTGTTGGAAAGATTCTGAGCACGCTTACGGTCAGCTCGCGTGATCGGCTTGAAGTACAGATCGATGAGTTTTTCGCCAGCAGAGTTTTTTAACTCAAACTTGCGACGCTGGTTGAGGTCAAACGCCTCAACCAACATGTCAACCGTTCTTTGAGTCGCAGGCATTAAATACCGGAAGTGATAGTACCGTTGGCAGTGAAGTTGATCGAAATCACTTCAATCTCTCCAACCGTAGCACTATATTCTGCGCTTGTAACTAGAGCAGCAAACGACATTTTTTTGTCGCCACTTTCATCTAGATACAACTCAAAGTTTGCGTTAGCTGGATCTTCCGTGGTCAATGCCTCTTTAATTAGATCCAGTTTGTCACCCGCGCCAGGTGCGTCGTAAAGCACTTCACAGGAGCCCGAGCCACTGACCAAGCCTCCGACGTATGCGCGAAAAGTATCGCCGTGGTCGGTGACTTCCAGCGATTCTTTTTCAACTGAGAGCGACCAAGACCGCACTGCAGCGATTTCGGAAAGTGCTGCGCCGCCAGCGTCCTTGTCGAACTTGATGGTGCCTTGTTGTCCTCGATAAAAAGCCATGATCAGATAGCGGTGGTGATGGTGCCGTTAGTGGTGAAATTAACGGTGATAATTTCAATTTCACCCACCGTGGCGGTGAGATCAGCCGATGTCACCACAGCGTCAAAACTGATTTTCTTAGCGCCTGACGTGTCCAGGAACAGCTCAAACAGCGCAGTGCCTTCATCGGTTGCGGTGTTGATGTGATCGACAAAAGCAGCGGTTTCATCACCGCTTGATGCCGTATACATCAGCTCGACAGTACCCGTACCCGTAATGATGCCACCGACGTTTCCGCCATAGGTGTCACCCATCACAGTGGTTTCCAGCACTTCTTTGTCGAGAGTCAGCGACCACGAGCGAGTGCTAGTAATCGCCGACGCACTAGATCCGGCGTCGTCAAATTTGACGCTCCCTTCTTCGCCTCGAAAGAAAGCCATAGGTCAGAGTTCCTCGATAGATTCAAAGGTCACACGGACCTGGGTTTGGAAGTAGCCCTCGGGTGCTGGTGAAGGCAGTGCCTCTGGACCGGAAGGAGCGTCGAAGTAAACCCCCGACACGTTGACCCTATTGTAAAGGTTTCGGACGCGCTTACCAATGACGTAATTACTTCCGGGTCCAACACCCCGAGGAGTAAAAATGTTCATAACCATGGTTCCGACAATCAAGTTGTCAGAGTCAGAAGTGCCGCCTTGAGTCAAATAATCGTTGTCGCCAAAGCTGACCTGACACTGCACCCATGAAGAGTTAGGTGTCGGCTCATAAGGCATGTTGTGGAACACAACAGGAATGACCGGACTACCTGCCAGCTCTGTCGCTAAACGAGCTTCAATGGTTGACCTGATGGTGTTGAGATCAGCGGCTGCCATCAGATCCCTCCAGTAATACGTCTAAGAATTTTAGAGAGACGGGTCTGAATGACCTCATTCATAATGTTGTCCGGATAACGGATAACAACAGCAGGCGTGCCTGTCGTCTTAGGTGTTTTGCCTGGAGCATATTGGCCTTTCCAAGAAGGGGGCATTGATTGTCCAAACATCACAGCAGGCGCATAATCCTGCGTGTTTGAGCCATTGGGGCTGATTGCTGAACTGACGTAGACACGTCCCGTAAAACGATCGACTGACTCTTTTCGCCAAGACCCAATCAATGTGCCTGTTACAACCGGCGTACCAGGCCCAGGTGGCACCTCTGTTCTTAACTTGACGTACAATTCATCGGTCAATCTTGAAATTAGTGTTTCGAGCTGCGATTCAAACAAGCCCGCGACCTGATCAACTCGGATATTTGCAGTTCTGGTAATACGAGCCGGGGGGCGTGGCATCGTTATGCCCTCAGGATTAGTTCGTGAGTGATCGCCGTGTTGTCTTGCTCCGTCGTTTCAACGCGAATGATTTGATGCACAATCGTACTGATCACGACGCGATCTTTTGTTTCTGGCGCTGACGGTAAATCTTTTGCCGCGACCGTGAGGCGCTTGTCACCCTGCTGCACAAGCTCATTTATCTCGCGGACGCTTACGTCTTCCAGCACACCTTTAACGTCGGTATCGCTGGCCGACTCAGTAATTACGCCGGTTGTGGTGTTATAAGCGCCCGCAGAAACGTAACGAACT